CGATGAGGCAAGTTATTCAGGGACATCTTTAAAAGAATGGCCTTTGATTACTTCTACTCAAGCTGAAGAATTACGAGGAATTAAATTTCACACAGTTGAGTCTATTGCAATGGCAACCGATCACAGCATCCAAAAGCTAGGAATGTTGGCAGGAATGTCACCACATACTTTTAGAGATAAAGCTAAGGCTTTTCTTAAAATGGCTAAAGAGGGTGCAGATGTAGCATCAAGAGAAGAAGAAATAAACAAACTTCAAGAAGAAAATGCTAAAATAAGGCAAGAAACAGATGCAAAGATGTTGGAAATGCAAACTAAGTTTGAATCCCAAATGACATCTCTACTTGCAGCCGTTGGTCAAAAAAGAGGTAGGAAACCAAAAGTAGAGGAATAATATGTCATCGACAATGCTCGAACTCATGCAACAAACATCTAGTGAACTAGGTCTAGTTGCACCAACTTATGTCGCAGGCAATACCCAACAAGATGTAATTCAGTTATTAGCTTTGATGAATCGTGCTGGTTATAACCTGATTAAAGAATACGATTGGCGAGCATTGCAAAAGGAATATCGTTTCTACACACAAGCGATTAGTACGACTGGCGATGGTGTAAATGGTTCTTACAATCTGTTAAATGTAGCAAATACAACAGGTTTAAGCACTAAATGGCAAGTAACTGGCACAGGAATACCACAAGATTGTTCTATTGTTTCTGTTGCTGGTTCTACTGTTACTCTTAATCAACCATTACAAGCAACTAATGTCGGTATAGCACTCACATTTGGTCAAATGGAATATGATTTACCATCTGATTACGAGACTATTACAGATAGAACTCATTGGGATAAGACAAAACATTGGGAAATGCTTGGGCCAGAGGATGCACAGCAATGGCAATGGTTAAAGTCAGGATATATTTCGACAGGCCCAAGGGTAAGATGGCGAATCTATGGCGAGTATTTTCATATTTGGCCATTAATGAACACACAGGAGTATTTAGGATATGAATACAGATCAAAAGGGTGGGCTGAAAGCTCAAATGGAACTGTTAAAAACAGCTTTACTGCTGATACTGACACGACTTTCCTTGACGATACAATCATGGTTCTTGCTACTAAACTCAAGTTCTTCCAAATTAAGAACTTTGATACTACAAGCCTACAACAAGATTACGAAAGGTATTTGAGTGTAGCTAAAGCAAACGATAAGGGTAGTGCTACATTGAGTTTTGCACCTTATCCAAGCAAGGTATTGATAGGGTACGCAAATATTCCTGATACTGGGTATGGCTCATGATTCCACAAAAGTTTAGGGCTAAGACTGCTAGTATTCCATCACCTATTGGGGGTTGGAACGCTAGAGATTCATTAGCTAATATGAGTGCTATGGATGCTGTAACCATGAATAACTGGTTTCCTACACCTACAGACATTACTTTTAGAAAAGGCTACACCAAGTATTCAATAGGTATTACAGGTAAAGTCAATACTTTGATGAATTACTCTAGTCCTACAGGTAATAAACTGTTTGCAGTAGGGAATACAATTATTTATGACGCATCAACAAGTACAGCAACAAGCGTATTTACAGGATTAACTAATAATAGATTTCAGTATGTATCTTTAACAAACTCAGGTGGTAGTTTTCTAGTAGCGTGTAATGGTGCAGACCCAGTTCTAGTCTATAACGGAACATTTTGGTCTTATGTAGCCACAACATCGACTGCACAGACTATTTCTACAATAACAAAAGCTGGAACTACTGCAACTCTAACGACAGCAGCTAATCATGGGCTAATAACAGGTAATCAAGTCACAATTACAGGTGCAACAAGTAGCGAATATAACGGAAATTACAGAATTACAGTTACAGGTGTAACTACATTCACTTATACGATGGCAAGTACCCCTGCAGCTAATGCAACAGTCGTGGGAACATACACAGTTTTAGGGATTACAGGAGTTAATTCAAATACATTTATAGGAGTTAATCTCTTTAAAAACAGACTGTATTTCACGCAAAAAGACACGCTAAATAATTGGTATATGCCTGTTCAAAGCATAGGTGGTGCAGCTAGTCAGTTAGATTTCGGTAGTATTGCAAGAAATGGTGGCTATTTACAAGCAATGGCAACATGGACAATAGATGCTGGTGAAGGTGCAGACGATTACGCAGTATTTGTTACATCTAATGGCGAAACAATCGTTTATTTAGGGACTGATCCTAGTAGTGCATTGACTTGGGCATTGAAAGGAGTCTGGCAATTAGGTCAAACATTCACCAGAAGATGCTTTTTTAAATGGGGTGGTGATGTTCTCTTATTAACTCAAGATGGACTTGTGCCTCTTGCTAGTGCTTTACAGTCCTCACGACTTGACCCTAGAGTTAATTTAACAGACAAAATTTACTATGCTGTTAGTCAAGCAGCTAGTCTTTTTTCAAGTTTACCTAATTGGCAGATTTCGTATTACGCTGGTGAGAATATGCTTATTTTGAACATTCCGACAGATACAGGGATGCAACAATATGTCATGCACACCATTACAAAGTCATGGGGACAATTTACAGGTATTGAGGCTTATACCTTTCAGATGAGTTCTAGTGATATGTATTTTGGTGGTGATGGCTATGTAGGTAAGTTTTGGGATACAAACGCAGATAATGGCAACAACATAACAGGTCAAGTACAACAGGCATATAGCTATTTCGAGACTAGAGGGCAACAAAAAAGATTCACAATGGTAAGACCTATGCTCTTGACAGATAATGGTGTACCGACTGTTTTATGCAATGTATCAACAGATTTTCAACAACAGAATAACTTAGGTGCAGTACAGTTTAACCCTGGTGCTTATGCCATAGGTAAGTGGGATACAGCATTATGGGATCAAGCAACATGGGGTGGAACATTGACAATTAACAAAGATTGGCAAGGAGTAACAGGAATAGGTTACTGTGCAGGGTTAAATTTAAGTATTGCAAGTCAAGGAATTGAAGTGCATTGGACATCTACCGATTTCGTAATGGAGGCAGGTGGAGTTATATAGTTTTTTAAGAAAATCGAGTATAATGGGTAAAACCGATAACTTGGTTTCTTTTAACAGGAGAGAGTTATGGGTAATTTATCATGAGTATTAGTCAATACAGTCCTGATGGGAAATTTGAGTCTGGCTCATTTATGAATGGAATGTGGTCAGGGCCACAAGGAACTAATCCTAATCAAGGGTTAATGGGATTAGGACAACAACCTCAACAAAATAATAGTCCTTATGCAATAGGTGGTGGAATGAACATGGGTTATGTTGCTCCACAAGAACCTGTAGTCCCGATGATTCCAAATTTTAATTCGGCATATTATCAGTCACCACAGTATCAAAATTATCAAAATAAATTACAAAACACAGTAGGAACTGATGATTATCGTATGATGCCCTTTGGAGGTTTTGGTTCAGGTAATATAGCTAATTTACAAAATCAATCGTATGAAGATTTTTTAAAGAATCCTAGTATGGGACAACAACCTCAAGGTATTAATCCCTATGCAACAAATCGTGGATTACCAATGCCACAAAACCCTAATTACATGGGAATGTCAGACGCACCATTTAATCCTGCAATGGGTATGCCTCAAGGTGAACAATATCTTCAAGAATCTTGGGAAGTGCCCCCACCTTTTCCTGATGGGTATTCAGATTATCTTCAATCATTTCAACAATTTGGATTGGGAAATAATAATACTCCAACAGGATTAACTCCTCAACAATGGATGGCAAATAAACCTAGTGCTTTCAATAGTGGAGATACAGGTAGTTTTAACCCACCTAATCCAAATGGCTTTAATCAACCTCAAGCACCATATAATAATGGGAAACTAAGATACGATAGTTATGGTAGTGACTCTGTTATGCCTCAAGGTTATCAACAACCAACAACTAATCAATTTTTTCAACCTATGCAACAACAACCTAGTAATCCTGTAAATACTCAATCTGTGCAACCTAATTTTATGGGTCAAACACCTTTTGGACAACCACAGACAGGTCAATTTAATTCTTCTAATCCTTTTGTTCAAGCTGCACAAGCTAATGCTCAAGGTAATCTAGGTGGTGCATTACAAGCAACTGCAGCGAATCGTATCAATCAACAAACACCTTATGGAAGTCTATCGTATCAACAAACAGGTACAGATGCTCAAGGTAACCCTATTTGGAGTGCTAATCAAAATCTAAGCCCTGAGTTACAACAATTAACTCAAAGTTCATTAGCTGGATTACAAGCATCGCAAGCAAATCCGATGTATGGAATTAACCCTGGCGATACTTATTCCAATGCAATCATGCAAAGGTTAGCACCACAACAATCTCAAGCAAGAGAGGCTCTTGATGCACAGTTAGCTAATCAAGGCATTATGCCTGGCTCTGAGGCTTATAATCGTGCAAAAGTATTGCAAGGTCAAACTCAAAATGATGCTTTGACAAGTGCTATTGTTGGTGGAATGAATACAGGTATACAAGCACAAAATTTACAAAATACAACTGCAGCGAATATTCGTAATCTAGCAACTCCAGGCTATGTAACTCCATATAACCAAGCAGCAGTAGCAGGGCCTGATTATTTAAGTGCATATACAAGTCAAAACGCTACAGATATTGCAAGAGCAAACGCTGAAGCAGCACAAAGATCATCTATGTTAAGTGGTTTAGCAGGGTTAGGCTCAAGTGCAATCTTAGGTGGAACAGGTGCTAATAGTGCATTAGGTGGATTATTAGGATTAGGTAATCAAGGATTAACTGCATTAGGTAACACAAGTTTATGGAACTCATTATTTGGTGGTACAGGGCCTGCAATTACAGGTGATCAAGATTTCTTAAAGTCGATTGGTTTAGCTGGTTCAACTTATGGTTCAGGTACAGGTGGTATGCTTACCGATCCATTAGCAGGATTGTTTACTGGTTCACAATATCCATTTGCTGGTTATGAAGATTTCTTAGGATTCTAGGATGAGAATAGATTACGGAGGAGCTGTAATTCCTTGGTACGAAAGACCTCTTGCTGGAGGTTTTAACTACACATGGGAAGAAAAACCACCTGATCCTCCTCCACCTGAAGTTCAGCAATATATTGCTAATGAGACTTATATTCAAGAAAAAATGCAAGAAGGTAATGGTGGCATTGGTTGATTTTTAACTAATGTTGTAAATCCTATTCTTGATCCAATGGCTGCAGACCCTATAAAAACTGCTGCTATGTTAGCTGCTGCAGTATTTGCACCTGAGTTAATTCCTATTATTGCTGGTGCTGATACAGCTATAGCAGGTGGAACTCCAGAAGATGTCATAAAATCGGCTGCTAAAGCGTATGTAACACAAGCAATAGGTAGTGAAATTGGTAGTGCCATAGGTGGTGGTGAAAACATTAGTTTGCCATCTGAAACACCTTATGTAGATTTACCCGATGGTGAAGTTTTATTAACTCCAAATGTACCTCCTCCAGCATTGCCAGATGATGCCTCAAGACTTGCTCAAATGTTAAAAGAGTTTGAGAATCCTAGAGAATATGGGCCAACTATAGATGTTGCTAGTAGACCTAGCGTTACTCTTGAAAATGTTATAGATACTGAAGTACCTATAATGCCTAGTAATATGCAAAGTGAAATTCTTTATAGAAGTCCATTAACAGATTTTAGTCCCAATGTACCGATTCAAGATTTATCTCAAGAGTTAGACATAACAGGGAGTTTAACTAATCCTAATGTACCTCAAATTGGTTTTAATAATACTCCATCTAATATAAATACAAATATAGGACAAGTTGGTGGTGGGATAATTGGCTCAAATATAGGTGGTGGTGGCAGAGGTATTGGTGGTACAGGTGTTAAACCTAATTTAAGTGCAGGAGAATTAACAGTATCAGGGAATCGTGATACTTTTGACCCTTGGGATAACCCTGAACCTCCTCCTTATGAGCCTTATGAAGATAATTATCCTACACAACCTGATGAAACAGTTGATAAAACAACTACTCAATCACCAAAGATAAAATTAGGCAATTTATTAAAATCTACAAGTGCATTACCTAAATCAACGCAACAACAATATAATTTAGCAAATGCTCTTAGAGGCTCACAAATGCCACAATCATTATTACCAGCTATTTATAAACAAGCGAATCCATTTAACTTTGGACAACAAGCATTACCTGTGCAAGATGTATCAGCACTAGCAAAATTATTGAGGACAGCATAATGGCACAATCTCCCTATCTTGATCAAAATGCACCTGAGATATTGGCTCTTGAAAGACAGAAAAAACTTGCAGATTTATTGCAAGCTAGAGCTTTAGAACAACCACAAGGTCAAATGGTAAGTGGTCGTTATGTTGCACCTAGCATAATACAACAGTTAGCACCTTTAGCTAATGCTTATATGGGTAGAAAAGCAGGGGAAAATTACGAGTCTCAAGCAGGCAAACTAGCCCAAAAGTTGCGTGAACAGAATCTAACTGAAGGTAAAGATATTCTTAGCACAATGATGGGACAAGAGGGTGTAGCTGGGAATCTTCCATTAGGAGGCACTAATCAAGCTATAGGCTCATTAGAAGAACCTATGGGTGACTATGTAGCACCTAAAACAGCCGTAGCACCTGATAAGCTAGGTGCATTAATGAAAGCATTGGGATCGCAAGGTTCAATAGGGCAAACACTAGCACCTCAACTAATGTCGAATATGTTTAAAGAAGATACTCCATTAATATTACCTGAAGGTGCAACAGCAGTTAATCGTAGAGGTGAAGTAATAGCTAAAGGCACACCTAAAGAAGAAAAATTGTATTCAGTTAATAATAATTTAGTAAAAGCTGATGGTACTGTTGTTTTTCAAGGTAAGGATAAGCCAATACCAGTAGGAAATTATTTATTAAGTCCTGATGGCAAGATTATTTTTGAAGCTAAAAAAGAATATGCACCTCAAGCATCGCAAATAATAGATACTCCTAATGGTCAAATGGCTTATAACCCAAATACACAAAAAGTAACACCAATTATGGTTGATGGGCAACCTTTACCTCCTAAATTAACAAGTGAACAAAGTAAAGACATTACTTCAGTTAATCAACAAAGAGCAACTATTAATGGTGCTATAAAAGATGTTGAAAATCATCCTGAAGCGTTTAGCTTTAAGCGTGGTATGGCTCAATCTATGCCTTATGGAGAAACAATAGCTGGAAGATTAGAAACACCAGAGCAAACGCAAACTCGTGCTTATGTATTTAATAATGTATCATCAGTTATAAAAGAACGAGCAGGAACTGCACAAACTGCTGGTGAATTACAGCGTATTAATTCATTCTTACCAGGCCCTAACGATAATTCAACACAAATTATTAATAAATTAAAAGGATTTAATAAATATTTGGATGATTTAGAGAAAGGAACTCGCATTTCTCCTAATACACAACAAAAACCAGTTGAAAATGATTTAGTATCTCAAGCTAAAGCAGAATTAGAAAGAAGAAAAGGTAAATAATATGGCAGATTTATCTAAGTTATCCAATGAAGATTTACAAGCTATTTCTAGTGGAGATATGTCAAAAGTATCAACTGAGGGTTTGCAATACATTACTCAACAACCAAAAAAAACTGAAGGTACAGTAACTATAGGTGGCTATGACATACCAAAAATTAAAAACCCTATGTTGGCTACATTAGCTGGAGTTCCTTTAGCAAGTGCCGTAGGTGAAACTGTCAAAGGTTTAGGTGCATTAACTCAATTAGGCATGCCTGAAACAGGGCAAAAAATGGTAGATTTTGGACAGAATGTAGTTCAAAAAGCTAAAGAAGTTGAGCCTATAAGTGCAACAGGTGGTCAAATTGGTTCTTATTTATTGCCAGGGACTGCTCTAGCAAAAGGATTAAGGGCTGCACTTCCTGCAAATTTAGCTGGTCGTGTAGGTGCTGAAACATTAGCTGGTGGTGCATTAGCAGGTGCAACAACACCAGGCACAGCAGAAGAACGCACATCACCATCCGTAATTGGTGGTGCATTAAGTGGTGCATTTCCTTTACTTGGTGCAGGAATAAAAGCAATAACACCAACAATATTAGGATTAACTACAGGCACAGGTGCAGAACCTATAAAACAAGCCTATAAATCAGGTCAAGAAGGTGGTGCATCAGGTCAAATGTTTTTAGAAAACTTACGCAAAAAAGTTGATCCTACAGACATATTAGATAAAGTATCAGCTAATTTAAACCAAATGGGCAAAGACTTATCTAGTTCATATAGATCAGGTATGGTTAATATTAAGAATGATAAGTCAGTCTTAGACTTTACAGGCATTAATCAAACTTTGCAAAATGTTGAAGATATGTTTAAGTTTAAAGGTCAAGCTAAGAATGAAAAAGCTGTTGAGGAAATAACTAAAGCTAAAAATACGATTGATGATTGGAAAAAACTTGACCCTATTGAATACCATACACCTGAAGGATTAGATGCGTTAAAGCAAAAAGTTGGTGGAATATTAGAAGATATTGATTTTAGGAACTCTAGTGCTAGAAAAGCTGTTGGTGATATATATAATTCAATTAAAACTGAAATTAACAAACAAGCACCAACTTATTCTCAAGTAATGAAAAAGTATCATGATGGTCTTGAACAAATTAGTGAAATTAGAAAAACATTTAGTCAAAATAAAAATGCAGCTACAGATACTCAAATGCGTAAATTACAGTCTGTTATGCGAGATAATGTAAACACCAATTATGGTAATAGAATGAATCAAATGCAAATGTTAGAACAACAAGGTGGGCAACAAGTAATGCCTGGACTTGCTGGTCAATCATTAAGTTCATTAGCACCTAGAGGTTTAAGTTCAATTACACCTGTGTTAAACGCTGGTGCAGCTTTTTCTAACCCTGCATTGGCTCTTGGATTACCTTTACAAAGCCCTCGATTAATGGGAGAGGCAGCGTATTATGCAGGCAAAGGTTCTAAATTAATGCCTCCATTAACTAAACAACAAGAATTAGCAAGAGCATTGATGTTACAACAAACAACGCAAGGAGAATAGATAATGTCACGCAATGGATCGGGTACATATTCGTTACCAGCAGGCAATCCTGTAGTAACAGGTACTACAATATCAAGTACATGGGCAAATACGACATTAAACGATATTGCAAGTGCATTAACAGGATCAGTAGCAAGTGATGGTCAAACACCAATGACAGGAAGCCTTGCAATGGGTGGAAATAACATAACAAATGCAGGAACTATAACAGCCGTAACAGGCATCTTTGGAGGATCATTCTAATGCAATCCTACATAATTACCAATAAACAAAATGGTAAGTCGTATGTAGGCATTACTACTCGCAAAATTGCTAGGAGATGGTACGAGCATTGTTATTTAGGCAATAGTTGTGGTCAGTTACTAAATAAAGCCATAAATAAGTATGGTATAGATGCGTTTGAAATACAAGTTGTAGCATCTGCTAAAACAATATCTGATTTAAAAGAGTTAGAAAAGCAATTAATTGTTCAATATCAAACAAAAGTGCCTAATGGTTACAACTTAACTGATGGTGGCGATGGATTAACAGGTTATAGACATACTGAAGAAGATAAAAAGCGTAATGGTGATTTAAAGCGTGGAACTGTTCATTCTGATGAAACTAAACAAAAGATGAAAGATGCACATACAGGTAAAAACAATCACTTTTATGGCAAATCTCATAGTGAAGAAACAAAACAAAGAATATCTGAAGCTAAAAAAGCAAACCCTACACGATATTGGTTAGGAAAACAAAGGGATGAGGAAACAAAATTAAAGTTTTCTTTAGCAAAATTGGAAAAACCTAGTTGGAATAAAGGATTAAAAATGACTGATGAGGCAAGAGAAAATATGTCTAATGCTCAAAAAGGTAGAATTCCTACTGATGAAACTAGATTAAAATTATCATTGGCAATTAAAAAAGTTTGGGAAAAACGCAAACTTAATCAATTAGAAAGAAGGGCATAATCATGGCACAAAGTGGATTCACTCCTATCAGCATTTATTATTCTACGACTGCTAGTGCAGTTCCTACTGCAGCTAATCTTGTTCCTGGCGAACTTGCTATAAACACAAACGATGGAAAACTTTACTACGAAGATTCTAGTGGAGTAGTTCGAGTATTAGCAAGTAAATCTACAGGAACAGTAGGTGGCTCTAACACACAAGTACAGTTTAATAATAGTGGCTCATTAGGTGGCTCATCAGGTCTAACATGGGATGGCTCATTTCTAACTACAAGTTCTATTAAGAATAGTGCATTAACAAGTGGTCGAGTAACTTATGCAGGTGCTAGTGGATTATTAAGTGATAGTGCTAATTTTGTTTTTAATGGCACAAGTCTTGGTGTTGGTACGGCTAGTCCTGTTAGTAAGGTGAGTATAGTTGGTGGTAACGGAGATCAATTCTTATTAGATAATACAGGTCAAACCTTTACTCAAATGGATTTTAAAAATAATGGGACAACAAAAGGTATTTTTTGGTGGGATAACACTAACACTAGACTTGTGTCATATTCAACTGCTTCTATAGGTTTTGCAATTGGTGGTAATGTTAATCCTGCTATGACTCTTGACTCATCAGGCAACCTAGGTCTTGGAGTTACTCCTAGTGCTTCTGATAGTGTATTTAAAGTATTAGATGTAGGTCAAGCAGGAAACGGAATTAGTGGAAATTCAGGAACAACTCAATTAACGCAAGGAGTTTATTATAATTCTGGTTACAAATATTCGGTAAGTAGTACTGCTGTTGGAAGGTATGAAATAAATACAGGTGTGCATAAATGGAATATAGCACCATCAGGCACAGCAGGAAACGCAATATCTTTTACCCAAGCAATGACACTAGATGCTAGTGGTAATTTATTTGTAAATTGCACAACAACTCCATCAGCATCTGTTGCTGGAGTTCAAATGTGTAATCCTGCTGGGACTGCTTGTAAAATTAGTGCAGGAACAGCAACTAGTTTTGTATCATATTTAGAATTTATCAATGGCAACGGACTTATTGGTTCAATTTCAGGAAGTGGTTCATTAACTTCTTACAATGTAACTTCTGATTATCGTTTAAAAGAAAACATTGCACCAATGACAGGTGCTTTGGCTAAAGTTGCACAATTAAAACCTGTAACTTACAAATGGAAAGTTAATGGCTCAGATGGTCAAGGATTTATAGCCCACGAACTACAAGCAGTTGTGCCTGATTGCGTAACAGGTGAAAAAGATGCTACGAAAGAAGAAGAATATGAAATAACACCAGCGATTACAGATGACATGGGAAAAATAATTACTCCTGCTCAAAAGGGTACACGAACAGTTCCAGTTTATCAAGGTGTGGACACTTCATTCTTAGTAGCAACACTTGTTTCAGCAATCCAAGAACTTAAAGCAGAATTTGACGCATACAAAGCAACCCATCCATAAGGAGTGCATCTCAATAGTTTTTTAATCTGTAGTACAACCTAGGAGTATTAAATGAGTGAACACACGAAAAAAACTCAAATAACGATTGACGATGTATCTTACAATTTTGAAGATTTAACACCTGAACAACAGAAATTGTTTAGACATTGCGTTAGTTTAGATTCAAAAATAAACTCTGCAAGCGATAATCTTGAACAATTAATGGGTGGTAAAGAGCATTTTATTAAGAAACTGAAGGATTCTTTAGAAAGTTAAGTATGGACATGGGTGCAGAGAACGATAAACGAATATCAGTACATGAAGCGATATGTGCTGAAAGATACCAACGCATAGAAGAATCGTTTGAAAGAGGTTCTAAGCGTATGGCTCGCATCGAATATATGCTTTATGCAATCATGTTGTTTACTTTCTTTGGTAAAGACACTTTTATGGAGTTATTACAAGCTGTAGTAATTAAATAATGGATACAGTAGACATACTAGCAAAGATATGGCCTCTGTTAGTAGGCTTTGTTACGCTAGTTATTGTTCTTGCTAAAATGGATAATAAAGTATCTGTTCTTGAAGAAAAAGTTAAGACTTTGTTTGAACTTTGGAATAAGAAATGAATATTCAAGACATTTTAAAAGCAGTATTACCTATTGTTGTAGCGTGTTTAGCATGGCTACTTGGTCAAGTATCAGACTTTTCTACTAGACTAACAAAGATTGAAGGTCAAATGCCTGCTTTAATTACTAAAGAAAATGTACCTACAGACTCACCTTTAAGTGCAGAAGCAAGACATAAACTGAGAAATGAAATTTATACAGATATTCACCAGTTACAAGTAAAGGTGCAGTTACTTGAAGAACGAGAAAAATACGGGAAAAAATAATGTTAGGACTTGATGCAATACTAAATATTGGTGGTAAGTTAATTGATAAATTAATCCCCGATCCAGAGGCTAAAGCCAAGGCACAATTAGAGTTAGCAACATTAGCACAAAATGGTGAATTGGCTCAATTACAGGCAGATGTAAACGAGCAACAAGAACTCACCAAGCGACTTCAAGCAGATATGATGTCAGACTCTTGGCTATCTAAGAACATTCGCCCTATGACGCTTGTATTTATTCTAATGACCTATACTACTTTTGCTAT